AAAAGTCTCTATTTATATATTTTACGTCTCTATCTACTGCTGCCATTATGTAAAGGATATTTGCAATGTATCATTAATGTTAGTATTTGAAACACTATATGTTAATTCTACTGTTATGGTATTATTATCTTCCTGTTTTAGGATTTCTAAGCTACCTATAATTATATTTGGAAAAAATAAACCTAAATCATTAGAAATTCTTTGTTCTAGAAAATCTAAATTATTTGTTGTAATTTGTTCAAAAATGAATGCTCTTAACCCACCACCAAATGTTGGATTTAAAGGTCTTTCACCTGGATTTGTTAAGAAATAATTGATTAAATTATTTTTAATAGATGCTGCTGTTGTATAGTTAGGTTTAAATACACCAGGTGCAGAAAAAGGAAGATTTACTCCTACTGCAGCACTTTTGTCAAAGTCAATTGGTGATATTTGTTGAGCATTAAATGGCATTTTTATTATCTATTTGTCATTAAACCCATTATTTGATCCATTCCTACTTCACCTCCAGGTAAAGCACCATTTGGAGATGTTGTATCTATAGTTCCTTTAGGGTTAAAAGTTTGAGCGTGACTACTATTTAAGTTTAAAGCAGTTTCTCCTAACACATCCATATATGCTTTTTTCTTATCCACTAAAGAATGAACTGGTGGATTAGATGGTATAGGGGGTGCTACGTTTGTTGTAGGTGTTTCTAATTTACTTTCATAAAGAGTTTGTTTAGGTGCCTTTACTGCTTCTAATAAAACTTCTTTAAGCTCTTCTTGGATAGCTTCCTTAACTGCTTCCTTAATTAAATTTTTTAATAACGTGGTTTTCATGTTGTGTTTTTTATAAATATAATATTATTATGCTTTTAAATCATTTTGTTGAATATAAAATACTAACTCATCAATTAAAATTTGATCATTTGATGAAAAAGATGGTTCACCTTGTAACATTATAACTCCTGATTTGTTTCTGGCTACTGCTCTTCTTCTTTTTAATCCACCGACTGTTATATTATCTACTGTTATAACACTCATTTCAAAACCATTTACATTTGTTACTACAGGAGATAATTGTTGGGATTGGTTTTGGGTTGATTTTAATAATTCATTTGATACTGATTTTTGTTCAATAGGTGTTTCTCCCATTTCCTCAGCACAACTTTGGATTAAGGCATCTAATACATTAAGTAATGCTAGTACTTTTTTTAATTCTTCTATTATAAGTTTTAATTGGATAGTACCTGCTCCTATTTTTTCTTTAAAAGTATCTATTAAATTTTCTAATTTATCAATTAAATCTTTTACTTTTAGAATTGGTCCTGGAGGATTTGGTGTTGTAACTGTTGATGGTATTGAAGATTGGATTGCATACCCTATTTTTGCTGCTATCATTATTTTTTCAGATACCTCTATTCCTATTTCTGGGATTTCTAGGAATTTATTTATTGAATTAATACTTGAATATATATTATTTAATTGTTTTGTTAATTGGTTTTTCTTTTTTATTATTTTATTTAATGCTCCCATATTAGGAGGGCACATTTTTGGTAAATTATTTATATTATTTAAAACTTCTTCATTAAATTTTGATATTCCAAATGCTGCTATTTGTTTTAATAATATAGGTATTAATCTATCTTGAAGGGTTCTAAATAATTGTTTTAATGTGGCTTTAACAAAATCTTTAGGAGAATTTTCATTTAATATTTCTTCTTGGACTTTTGTTAATTGTTTTGTATTTTGTATTTCTTTTGCTAAATCTTTTTCAATTGAAAATAATTTTATTATACCTAAATCATTTTGAAGAGTACCATCTCCTTTAACAGCAGGTGTTTTTGCTTGACCATAACCTTCTGCTGCTATTGTAAAATTCCAGTTTCTATATGTTATGTTAGTTTTTTTCTCTTTTTTATCTTGGGCATTAAATTTTTTTTTATAAGTTTGAAAAAATTTTAATGGCATTTCTTTATGTTTTATATCCCATTTAGCAGATACACCACTACGTTCCATAGATAATAAATTATTGTAAAGATAACTTTTTGGTGGATCATCTTTATAACTTATCCAATTATTAGAATTAGATACTAATATAACATTTGATGAAAGATATGTTACTTTATCTGGTGAGGATGGATCAATTAAACCTATAAAATCAAAATTTGAATCTATTTCTGGCCAAATTAATTTACCTCCTGCTGAAAAACCCATTATATATCTAATTGTTGGTTTAGATATAGCCTCCTCAAATTGTTGTTTATTATTATAATTTATAAATTCTACATTATCACTTGAAAGGCCAGCATTTTTCCATTGTTTTTCCATCCATTTAGCTGTGGCATAACTAACACCTCCTACAACAACAGTATCAATATTCGTTTCTTTTTCTTTTTTTTCTTTAATTAATGAATCTTTAGGTTCAACAACTATAGTAAACTTACCATCAGTTTGTGATTTTATTTTTCCTCCTTGTGCTTGGGTTTCACTAGATAAAAATTCAGGTGCTTTTTTAGATGAGATAATAGTAGCACCTGGAATGGGTTTAAGAGTATCACCATCAATAATTTTTCCATTAAAAACCTTACCTGATTCCTCTACAAGTGTTTCATCTAAAGTTATTGGGTCTAATTTAATAGTACCAAAATTAATTTGTTGGGTTGTTGGGGTAATTTTCCTTTTTAAAATTTTTTCTTTTAATCCAGTAAATGAAATTCTAAATTCATAAGTTCCAACCTCTAAATCTACATCAGCATTAAACTCACCATCAAAATCAGATGAAAAACCTGTTATTTGTTTACCCATTAAAAAAATTGAAACATTAGCTGATACTGCAGGTGATGAGTCTGTTGCATCAATAATATTTCCTATAAGATTAATAATAGCCATTATTTAGTTTTTACTAC